TGGTGACTTCTAATGCTCTATACTGATTGTAGTCAATCAAAAACTCATGACGAATCTTGAACTGGCAAGAGACCCAAATGCAACACCAGAACAACTGAAGATTCTAGCGACTGATGACGATGGTGGTGTTCGTTATTATGTTGCACGACACCCAAACACATCACCAGAAGCACTACAACTTCTAGCGACTGATGATTATTATATGATTGTTTCTTTGGTTGCACTAAACCCAAACACATCACCAGAAACACTAAAAGTTCTGGCGACTGATAAAGATGAAGAGATTCGTTATTTTGCCACACAAAACCCAAACACATCACCAGAAACACTAAAAGTTCTGGCGACTGATAAAGATTCTGATGTTCGTTATGAAGCAGCACATCATCCAAATGCAACCGAACTTATTCGTAGATTGTATCTTATGACGGAGGCACAAAAGAAATGAATAATCTTCAACTGGCAAATCACCCAAACACACTACCAGAAACACTACAGCATCTAGCGACTGATGATCATTGGCATGTTCGTTGGTTGGTTGCACAACATTCAAACACATCACTAGAAACACTAGAACTTATGGCGACTGATGATGATCACCATGTTCGTTATGAAGCAGCAATTAACCCCAATGCAACAGAACTTGTAAGAAGATTATATCTTATGACGGAAGCACAGCATAAAAAAAATTATAAAGTATGAAGTATCTTTCTTAGACCATACTGATTGATATAATTCTCAATAGCACCATTGATAATAGATTGCATAAACTCTTCGTCTGTAGGTACAGTCATACCTTTCCGTATAGATGCAGTATGAATGTTCTTGAATTGATCAATGACGTATTTCTCAGTCTCTACCTTTTTCTTTCTAGACTGGAGCTTACCTTGTCGAGTACGTTGAGTCCAGAATAGATTCTCCACACGATTATCGTATAAAATTTTATTCTTATGAACAACGTCTAGTTCAGTAGTATCAGTAGCAATAAAGGCAAGAGCAACAAGACGATGAATGAAGAAGTTTTTTAGTTTTTTATCATCACTTGTAAGACGAACGAATCTGTATCCATCCTTATGCTTGGCCCATCCAGGTTTTAACTTTTTTAATTTGTTGAACTTAGTAGACCATACATTTCCGTCAATATCTACAACGTAGTAACTATACTTCTCCATACCAGGTATATCTGACAGGACCTTATGTCTGACCGATAGAATTGGGTTCATTTTTTAGTATTTTTTTTCTATATAGTATATTTAATATAGGTAGAAAAATATAGTGGTTTTTTTAGGTATTTTCGTATATATCGGTATTGTTGTGTGTATTGTGGGTAATTATTATAATTTTATCGTTTTTTATAAGAATTATCCTTCTTTATGCTTCCTTATGTAATATAATCCTTCTTTATGTTTCTTTATTCCTTCTTTATGTTTCTTTATTCCTTCTTTATGCTTCCTTATGTAATATAATCCTTCTTTATGTTTCTTTATTCCTTCTTTATGTTTCTTTATTCCTTCTTTATGCTTCCTTATGTAATATAATCCTTCCTTATGGCAGCAGTCTTGGCCGCCCTATTATAGCATCGGCTCACTTTTTTGTCAAGGGGGCCACATAAAAAACTGTCCACCCCCCCCCATCATAATAACTTATCAGTGCTCTCATAAAGATCAGACTTCCTTATATTTCGATTCTTTATGAGTCGCAGCACACTAATTAGACTTCCTTATATTTCGATTCTTTATGAGTCGTCCCCCACCGATCAGACTTCCTTATATTTCGATTCTTTATGAGTCAATTATTTTATGGCAGGATAAGCGTGGCTTACTTATCATCATAGAGCTTCTTGCTCTCTTCTTCTCTTGTTGTTATCAGTCTAGTGGATCATAAGCCCCAAAACCATGGTAGTGGACACTTATGGCACTGGCACAAGGACCATTGGCTAGGCTGGCAGCAGAGCCTATATTGATGGAGTCCCAAAGGAACCGACTGATGGATCTCCTCAAACTCTCCAGTGGCAACGGCAAACTGCCCAAGTCTACTCTGACCTTTAGTCTTTTGGCAGGTAAGACATGCCCAGGAGCAAACATTTGTAAGTCTTGGGTGATTCAAGACGAGAACAATCGCAATCGGATTCTTGATGGATCTGAGATGCAATTCCGTTGTTTCGCTGCAAGCAACGAAGTATCTTATCCCAATACGTATAAAGCACACAAACACAATACTGAGCTGATTGTAGAAGCTCTTCGTGTGAGTGTAGATCATTGTGCGGATCTGATTCATCGTAGCATTGATGAGAATGCAATGCGTAAGACTGACAAGGTTCGTATTCATCCTAGTGGTGACTTCTTCAACTATTCTTATATCAGTGCATGGTATAAAGTAGCAGAACGCAATCCTGATTTGCAGTTCTATTGCTATAGCAAGTCTCTGAATCTGTTTTTTCCTGATGCTGATGCGAAGACTTTCCCACCAAACTTCTATCTCACAGCTTCTTATGGTGGCAAATATGATCACCTTATCGAAGAAGGTTTCTTCCCTCGTTATGCAAAAGTTGTCAAAAATGATGAGGAAGCAAGTGCTCTGGGTCTCGAAGTGGATCACGACGATTCTCATTGTTTCGGTGATAATCCGTTTGCTCTCTTAGTTCATGGTATTCAACCGGCTGGTAGTGAATGGGGGGCTGCAATTCGTGATCGTAAAGCTAAAGGTCAGTTCGTTGGTTATGGTAGCAAATAAGTAAAACATAAGGAAGGGAGAGTTATACTCTCCTTTCCGGCTGCTGTGCCAATCGTAAAACTGTCCACTGTGATGGTTGTGCGTTTCTTTTTCCAGTATATTGATTCTGTTGGGATTCTTCTTTCCTCTCATGAGCAACTTCATCCGCAATCCGATTCTTGATTCTCTTGGAGAATCATTCATTGTTCAATGTATGAATCGAATCAAACATTATTCATATGATAGAACAGAATATGTAAAAGCAGCAATGGATATTGAAAATGCAATTCTGGAGAAAGAACAATGGGATGAAAATATAGATAATTTTTATACAAATACCATTCACGATCTATGGTTCATTGAAGATTCATTCTGGGAAGCTTATGATGATCTTTCTCATGAAGATCAACAATACGTTCTAAACTACATTAAAGATATTTTCCCTGATGCGTGGAGACCATAAAAATATAAACAACTAGATTGGGAATTATTATTCTCAATCTTTTTTGTGTTCATTATATTATTATTTTATGGCAGGGTTAGCGTGGCTTACTTATCATCATAGAGCTTCTTGCTCTCCTCTTCTCTTGTGTCCTTAGTCTAGTCGGTCATGATGGCCATAAGACTCTGCGGTGGACAGTTCTGGCACTGGCACAAGGAAGCGTCACCCTGCCACATCCTGTCCCTATACTGATCTCAGTTCCACATCACTTCGATGACTTTCTCCGATCTGACCTTCCACGACCATGGTGCCATCAAAGGTGCCACACAAGCAAGGCATACATTTGAGAATGATTGGACCATTAGTGTAGTCGCAGGACCAACAGGATCTGGTCTTTATGGTGATGTTCAGCACGACACTTTTGAGGTTGCTGTGTTTCGCTCCAATGGTAACATGCTGGAGGATGTTATTCGTTGGCAGACTCCGGTTCAGATCACCACACTGATGCACCTGATTGAGATGCTTTGACAACTGTCACAGGGGGGAATTGACCTTCCCCCCAATCCATGCCATACTACCTTTGTTCCCTGAGAGACCTTATGCCTGAGACTTATGGATTCGCAGGAGACGGTGTGACAGTTCTCGGACTGGTCGGCATCATCTCCACTGGCATCATTCTGGTGCTATGCTTCACTCGTTACTTCAATTCTCCCCTGAGGAAATGACCTACAAAGAACTTCTGCAACAGTTGCAACAACTGAATGAAGAACAACTGAACTCTGATGTTTGTATCTGGGACAGTTATGAGAATGATGAGTTCCATCAAGAAGGTGTAGAGTTTATGTTTGCAACTGATGAATGTCAGGTGCTTGATGTAGACCATCCTATCATTCGTTTCTGATGACTTTCACAGTAGAACTCACAAAAGAAGAAATCTCCACCATTCTTTATTATATTGAAGGTGGAGTACAAGGTGTCGATGAGACTGAAATCGAACCTGAAGTTTATTCAATCTTTCAAAAACTGGAGAATGTCAAATGACTTTTGATCGTGAAACTCTCATCGAAGATTACATCCAACAAATCATTGATGGGATGGATATGAAAACAATGGAGCGTATGGTTTATGACACACTGAAAGACAATCTTTCATCTTATTCTGATGAAGAATTGATCACTGAGGTTGAAGAGTACAATCCTGAATTGCTGGAGGATGCAAATGACTGACATTGAGTTTCATGAAATGACCAACCGTATGTCACAGTATGGTGGTTCATTTGTTCAAGCACTTGCACATGCAATGGTAAAAGCAGATCGTTCTAATAGGAACAAACTGATTGTTGCTTTTCCTGAGTATGTAAAAGAGTACGGTCCAGAGAGTAAACTTCCTGCATACTGAATCATAAGAAAGAGAGACAATGTTCTCTCTTTTTTTATGCGTATCATGGGCTCTCATAAGAAATGAATCATTCTTTCTTTCTTATGATTATATTTTTCGTTTTTCGTGTTTTTTCTGATTCTCATGGACAGTCAAGGAACTGGTACAGGACACGCTGAGAGGCCCCCAGAAGCCCCAGGAAGGCTGCTACAATAGGGGAGACCACCACAACTACCCAAATGGCTGCAATTATCCCTGATCCGCACCGTGTCTGGGTGAAAGGCACAGAATATGAAACAGCCACTGATGAATATACACAAGACGGCACTTGTGTTGGTATTGGTACAGTCACCATCATGAAACATGCAAGAGCTTGTGGTGTTACCTATGCTTCCTCTGTTTCCTTTCCGCAAAAAACAGAAACAATCGAAGAGTTGTTTCGTTCATTGTTTAACTAATAAGTAACACACATAAAGAATGAACCAAAAGTTCATTCTTTTTTTTAGTTTTTTATATTATTATTTTATGGCAGGGTCAGCGTGGCTTACTTATCGTCACTGGCCTTCGTAGCCTCTTCTTCTCTTGTGTCCTAAGTCTAGTCGGTCATGAGGCTCTGTGCCACACCAGTGGACAGTCTGATAACTGGCACAAGGCCATTGACTTTCCGTTTAATTGGTGCAACAATTAAAGAGTAGTCAACCAGGTTCTCATGGATTACACGAAATCGGTGATGTCTCTGCTTCATAAGCTTCAGAAGGAAGAAGTGAACATCACTCAGGTTTTTGATGGTATGAACTGGGAAAAGATCAGTGGCAACAGTAAACTAGAGATTAGAAAGAACGCCACTGATGTTATCACTTCTGTGGATGAGGCTATCGTTCGTGTTGAACACAATGGTACACTCGCAAGATTGTTCATTGTGCTTGGGAATGATGAGTCTGAAATTCTAGCAGATTGGGGTGGCAAACCCAATACAACTATCTTCAACATTATCGAGAAAGTTGAAGAAGAGTTTACCTCTCAGTGGGAATAAAGAATTAAGAGAGAGGTTGTGTATAACAATCTCTCTCTTTTTTTATTTTTTTTTTATACTACTATTTCATGGCAGGGTTAGCGTGGCTTACTGTTCGTCATCGAGCTTCGTGCTCTCGTCTTCCGTTGTCCCATCATCCTAGCAGATCATGGGCTCTGTGCCACAGCAATGGACAGTTGAACCACTGACACAAGAACCACTGGCCAGGGTGATTCCTGGCTGTATATTGATTCTGTTGGGAATCTTCTTCCTCTTCTCATGAGCAACAAACAGCAGTTCAGCGGTTTAGGTGGAATTGAATTGATCGGAACTGATACGTTCAAGTATCAGGATGATGTTGCATTTCGCTATTGTTTTCAGGCATGGAAAGTATTCTCAATCGAAGATAATCTGATCGAAACAGATCGCTTTCATGTTTGGAGTGATTCTGTAGATAAAGCATACAAGATTGCAGTTGCTCATGTATATCGTGGCCACAATGAACCGTATCAGCCTGAGGTTGATGCAGGAGAGAATGGTGGACGTTATGAAGTTGATTTAGATCAACAACTTCGTGAGATAACTGTAGACACAAAAGAAGATTGGAATACACTAATGTATGGCCACCGAGATGATTTTTATCTCGGTTAATCATAAAGAGGAGAGTTATACTCTCCTTTTTTTTAATCTTTATAGTTCATTATTTTATGGCAGGGTTAGCGTGGCTTACTTGTCGTCATCGAGCTTCGTGCTCTCTTCTTCGCTTGTGTCCTAATTCTAGCACCACCAGCGCCTGACCGTGGCTGCCGTCACAAAACTTTATGTGTTGGTTTGTGAACAGGACTGGCGCTGGCTGCCTGAATCTATGGTATGCTTAGGGAGTCGTCAGGGATCGCCCCATGTCTCTCCCATCCTCCTTCGTTCAATGCTCCGACATCGAAACCGGAAATGATCTATGGGCCTGGAATGACTTTCAAAACGGCAAGGTTTATGTTGTTGAATCTTGGCAAGTTCAACCGCTGATGAATAAACTGTATAGAATCAATCGTGTAGTGAAGAAAAAAGACATGGAATGGTGAGCTGGTGGGAGCCATGGTATCCTAGGCTCCCTTTGCAAGTCAAAATGAGGAAAAACGTATTTTTCTCATTTAACGTTTAATTCTTTGTTCTTTCGTTATTCTTCTCATGTCTGATTCCGTCAGCGATCGTTTCATTCAATCTGCTGTATCTCTTGGAGAATACGCTCTAGTTTCCGAGTGGGATTGTGTCTCTGAAGATTACACTCCCATGACCGATGTGGAGTTTTTTGAGTGGATCCAAGGCTTTCAATACTACCACGCATTGGTGTGTGCCAACAAAGGCAATCTGAATGAGGTATCTTATCAGCTTCAGGCAGACTATAAAGAATTGAATGAAGAATTTCCACTTGAACACTATCAGAAAGAAACTGAAGATTGATCTTCATTCTTTATAACAATTAGTGAGAGAGGTTGTGTATAACAATCTCTTTTTTTATTTTTTATAGTCTAGTATTTTATGGCAGGGTTAGCGTGGCTTACTTATCGTCATCGAGCTTCGTGCTCTCTTCTTCGCTTGTGTCCTAAGTCTAGCAGGCTGTGGGGCTGATCCGAGGCTCCGAGGCTGAATCGTAACAATCCGTAACATTGGTTTTCTTAAGGTTTTCTTCCGTTTTCGACCGTCGGTCTGGCTTGCCGTGCTGCTACGATTATGGAGTCGAAAGGGACAGGAGCCCTGACCATGACCACCAACTCCCAACGGATCGAGCTGACCGCAGCCAACCTGAAGGCCCTCCTTCAGCAGGAGAAAGCGATTAAAGCTCAGATCGCAGAGTGCCGCCAGGAGCTGCTAAATTGCGCCATGATTATCACGGCAAACAATGATGATCTGAAGACGATTCTCACCGCTTCCGGTACAGTCACCATCGCAGAGATCTGCGATAAAACCTACACTGCCAAGGTTGCAAAACTGACAGATAAGATGGAAGAGTGGAAGGCAAAAGTTGCCGCACAAAAACTCATCGAAGAGAAAACCGGACAGGTTATCTACGGTGCGCCAACTTATCAGCTGAGGTTTAAGGCAATCTGATACTTTCTGGGAGAGTATAACTCTCCTTTTTTTTAATCTTTATACTTTTATTTTATGGCAGGGTAAACGTGACTTACTGTTCGTCATGGAGCTTCGTGCTCTCGTCTTCCCTTGTGCCATCAGTCTAGCACAGACCTTGGCCATTGGACCATCGTATTCTGGGCTCAGTGGACAGATAAAAAATCGTCCACTGGCAGCAGCTCAGGGGTGATTCTGGGGTTTATGCTGATGGAGTCGTCAGGGATTCCTCCCATGCGTAAGATCGAGCGCCAGATGAACCATGCAATCACCAATCATAAAGATTGGAAACTTGCTAACACTGAAGTTATCAGTTTTACGCACCATTCTGATGTCTTTCTTTATGGCAATTTGATTGCCAGAATTGGAGAAACTTGGATTGAATTGTTCGATGGTGGCCATCAAACAAACACTACCAAATCTCGTCTGAACGCTATACTTTTCGAGCATGGAATTGGGGATGAAAGTGTATTCCAAAAGAAAGGACAATGGTATTTTAATTCCAGTCAATTCGGCACCATTCCGTTCTTTTCTGGAATGAGGTTGAATTGAATCAATTGGAGGCAAAATTGCCTCCTTTTTTTATACTTTACAGTCTAGTATTTTATGGCAGGGTTAGCGTGGCTTACTGTTCGTCATGGAGCTTCGTGCTCTCGTCTTCGCTTGTGTCCTAAGTCTAGCAGAGCCAGCGCCATCACCGTGGCTGCCGCAACAAAACTTAACATTCCGTTTTGGTAGCAACCGATACCTTATGGGGGTTGACAGGCTGCTCCCCATGCCGTATTGTTAGTAAGTCGTCAGGGATCGCTCCCACCATGATCGTCCATCTTTGCGCCGAGAATGACAACAATGGCAACCCACAAAGAGTCTACGTTCTCAAAGATGAAGACTACATCGCCCAGTGGGATGAAGGGTATTGTGGGCATCACGCTGTCCCTGGAATCTGGCGAGATTCTGCATACAATGCAGAAAGAATCAGTATTTCCGTGAGAGAATACAAGCGTATTCTGCGGACAATTCCTACATTTAACTGGGCGTATGAAGTCCCAGGTTATTCTCACTTGCGTCAGCCTGTCTGATGTAACAATGGGGAGGCAATTCCTCCCCTCATTCTGTTCACTTATTCTTTCTTCATCATGAACATCAACGAAGCAATCAGCAACGCATTCTTTAACCTTGCTCACCTTAATACGAAACTTTACGATCATTGGATGGTCGTTCTTTATCATCCCAATGGTGACATCAATCACGAGGAATGGAACGAACAAAATCTTAAATTGATGGAGCAAGATGTGATGAGCATGAAGATGCTTTTTACAATCTGATCGTATAAAGAATGAACCAAAAGTTCATTCTTTTTTTCTATTCTTTATACTATTATTTTATGGCAGGGTCAGCGTGGCTTACTTGTCGTCATCGAGCTTCGTGCTCTCGTCTTCGCTTGTGACCTAAGTCTAGCAGAGCCAGCGCCGGATTCCGGCTGCCGCAACAAAACTTAACATTCCGTTTTGGTATCAACCGATACAGATTGCCAGACCGGTCTCGGTTACTGTTTAGAAGTCGTCAGGGATTCCTCCCATGTCCATTCTCAGCGCTCTTACCGGATCAAAACTGATTGCTCACTATAATGAAGTCAGCAAGTCTTCCATCAGTTTCTCACGCTCTGAGATGGTAACTCGTGCAGGATACGTTTATCCTAATGGGCGTCCACAATTCTGTGATTTTTATAGAAATTATCAGCAAGCGATTGTGCAACAAGCGTATAAAGAATTGTCCAAACAAAAGGTGGTTCAATCTATTTTGACTGCACTTGAACTGAAGAAAAACTATAAAAACAAAAACCTGGAAATTCTCAACAAAGACGATGCGATGATTGTCTATTTTTATGACAAGTGTATTGCTGTTGTTTATGATCGTCAAGTGTCGATCAATGGCAGTAGCAAACGGTCAGATACAACGAAAAAGTATCTGAACGCAATCGCCAGACATTTCACTGGAAACAAAGTAACTCAGCGTAACTTTGTTTGGTGGATTGGCATACCTGGAGATGAGCAAGTGCTTACGCAAGATTGGCACAATCTGACTCGAATCTGAGTCATAAAGTATAAAGAATGAACCAAAAGTTCATTCTTTTTTTCTATTCTTTATACTATTATTTTATGGCAGGGTCAGCGTGGCTTACTGTTCGTCATCGGCCTTCTTAGCCTCGTCTTCCTTTGTGTCCTAAGTCTACCAGGCTGTGGGGCTCTCACCGGCTCCCAGCGCCAGACCGTAACACAACTTAACAAACCAGGATTCCCGTTTTCTTCCGTTTTCCTTCCGGTTTTAATCGCCGGATCGGCTTTCAGTCGGTCAGGCGATGCTGTATTGTAGGAAGGTCGTTAGGGGTTCATCCCTTGTCTCTGGCTGTCCTTGCAACCATCGTAACGTCTCCACAGATCCAGTTCCTCTCAAGGGTTCAGGATGATTGCGAGGCAATTCCCTATTACCTGGCGGAAACATACTGCCAGATTAAAGGTTTGAATGAACAATTCATCGCAGAGTATGGAGATATTTCTAACTGGTATGATCCAGAGTTTGGTCCGATCAATGTAGATCTTGGGGAGTTCATTATGTGGGTTTATGATCAGATGATGCGTAGAATCGGATCATAAAAAGTATAAAGAATGAACCAAAAGTTCATTCTTTTTTTCTATTCTTTATACTTTTATTTTATGGCAGGGTAAGCGTGGCTTACTTTCGTCACTGGGCTTCGGACCCTCTTTTTCCCTTGTCCCCATAGTCTACCAGGCTGTGGGGCTGATCCGTCATTCTGCCACGGGATCGTAACAGTTCTTCAGGTTTCCGTTTTTGTAGCAACCGATACAGAATCAAAACAGTGATTCTCCTACTGTTCAAAGGTCGTCAGGGAATCGCTCCCATGTCCCGCATCATCTCAAACTTCCAAGCTCGCCCGATGTTCCAACTTTGCGAGTTGGACATTAAAACTCAAGCCAAGATCCGGAAGGAGTTTGATTCAATCGACTTCGATGATTCCACTGAGATGGTGTTTCAATACCAGGGAGAGTGGTATTGCATGTCGCAATTCTGCCGGTTGGAAGGTGAGCTGCTTGCCAAGGGTTGGCAAGGCTATCTGATGGAAACGGTGTGGAGTTCGATGATCATTAAGATCGTCAATTCTTGTACCGACATTGTAGTTGGACGTTACATCGTAGATTGACACAAACAGGAGGCATCTTGCCTCCTTTCTTTATTCTTTATGAGTCAATTATTTTATGGCAGGGTCAGCGTGGCTTACTTGTCGTCATCGGCCTTCTTAGCCTCTTCTTCTGTTGTCCCCATAGTCTACCAGACCGTGGGGCCTGCTGCGGCTGGCGTAACAACACTTAACATTCCAGTTTGGTAGCAACCGATACAGAATCAGGAGCCGATCCGGTCTACCTTTAGTGAGTCGTCAGGGAATCGCTCCCATGTGGTTTGATCGTTTTGACATTATGGCAGCACACTACGCTTTCTGCGCCGACCATCACAGCGGAATGGGGTCTGAGTTGTATGGGCGCATGTCTCGCATTGGAAGTTACTTCAGGCCAGGCGCTGCTTGGAAGGGATACAATTCTCTCAGTGAGAATGGTCAGGTAATTTATGACAATCTTGTCAGCAAGTTTGCCTGACAGTATAGTTTGGGGAGGCAAGTCCTCCCCCCATTCTTCACACTTAGCAGTGTGTGAGAACAGTATAAAAAACAGTTGTTTCGACGATGTAACGATCTAGGCGTGGCGCCTAGCGTATAAAGAAAAAAGGTACCATATAAGCTATAAAAGTAAATATCGACCTCATAATATCTCACTCATAAAAAATTTCCCCCCATATTTTTTGAAAAAAATCCCCCAAAAAATTTACCCATAAATACCTGCATATATCACATTATCAATGAGACATGGAAAAGATATATCACATCTACATTAAAAACGAGTGCAAATATCATAGTCTATCGGAAGATCAATTCAATATTATCTGGAATTACTTAGATAAACTCTGTTGGATTGCAGAACTCAATCGAGAGGACATTGATTATGAGGAGCTGGAGACACCCAGCAGATACCTCATAAATAGTATCGAGCATTGAATTTAACTTATGAAATTTTATGATTACTTGCCTGATATTCTTGATGAAAATGAATGTTGGGAATGGAAAGGAACAATTGATGCATATGGATATGGAGTATTTTGCAATAAGAGAAAAGCATATAAATCACATAGAATAATGTATGAAATTTATTATGCGAAGCCACTAAAAGACTTACATTGCCTTCACAAATGTGATAATAGGAAATGCGTAAATCCTCTACATTTATTTTCTGGTACTAATCTAGATAATGTGAGAGATAAAGTGATGAAGGGAAGATGCTATACTGGAAATCAGAAAGGAGAAAATAATGGAGCAGCAAAATTAAAAGACCAAGAAGTAATTGAAATCAGACAATTATATAGTACAAACAAATACAAAAAAATTGATCTTGCTAATAAGTATGATGTAACAACATCTACAATTTGCAATATAATACACAACAAAACTCATAAACATTTATTGGAGAATTGAAATGGCGAAGGGCTTCCAAGTAAAGACAAAAGAAGAACCAAAACAGGAATGGGATTTTGATAAAATCAAAGAAAGAATGAGAGGAAAAACCATTGCAATCTGTATTCCAGGTAGGCAATGTTCCTTTGTATTCATGAAGGCCATGATCAGACTGTGCTTTGATCTGGCAAATAACGGAACTGCATTTCATCTATTTCAAGAATACTCATCCATGGTAAACTTTGCTCGCTGCAGAGTATTGGGTGCAAATGTTCTGAATGGTCCAAATCAGAAACCATGGAATGGGCAGATTGATTATGATTGGCAACTATGGATCGATAGTGACATTGTATTTGATTCTGATTCATTCTGGAAACTCTGTGATCTTGCATTTCCAGCAGACGCAATTTGTCCCGAGACTAATGAAATTGATGAAACAAAAGTAAATCATGTTTCTTCTGGTTGGTATTGCACAGAGGACGGACATTCTGCTGCTGCTGCTCATTGGTTGAATGAAGATGAGTTTCGTAAGAATGGTGGTATGATGAAAAACGAAACCGTAGATTCCATGGCAGCAAGAAAGAAACCATTCAAATTGGATTATGTCGGATTCGGATGGGTCATGATCAGAAAAGGTATTTTTGAATCATTACCTTATCCATGGTTTGCACCTAAATTGCAAGTATTCGAAAACGGTGCAGTGCAGGATATGTGCGGAGAAGATGTATCTTTCTGTCTAGATGCCAAGGCAAATGGATTTGAAGTCTGGTGTGACCCTCGAATTCGTGTGGGACATGAGAAGGTCAGATGTATTTGATATAAATGGAATACGAAATAAAAGATTGGCCTGGATATTATCTTTATATTAATGGATTAGAAATTAAAGTTTTTACTTCTTGGGGATTTCAGTTAGGAACCCCCAAAGGTGAAGCTAGACCCAGAGTAATTATGCCAGGAAAAAGAAAAGAACTAAAGCAAAATAAAACTAAATATGGATACTTAAGGGTAGATCTTGGTGGACAAAAAAATAAAAAAACTATTCATTTACATCGCATAATAGCAGAAACTTTAATACCAAATCCAAATAATTTAGAATGTGTAGATCATATTGATGGAAACAAATTAAATAATAATATATCTAATTTACAATGGATTAATAGAGGAGATAATGTAAGAAAAGCCCAAACTATGGGAAGATGGGGAACTCCCCCAAAAACATATGAATTGACTTATGAAACTGGGGATGTAATTGCTGTCACTAATATAAGTGAGTTTTCCAGAAATAATAGATATCAAGCAACCAAATTAGTTGCAATATCCAAAGGAAAAAGAAAATCACATAAAGATATAATAAGAGTAATTGAATTATGATGAATGTATTCTATCAAGGCAAGATGATTCATAAGAATCTAAGCGAAGAAGAATTACTTGAGGTTTTATTAGATCTCGCAGAAAAGTCTTATGATGGAAAGATGAATAAGGATGACATTGAGCTAAGAGAGGACAGTTCATCAACTGTCCACTGATGCCCCTCCTTTCTTATTTTCTCTGCTATCATATACAGGTAAACAATTTGAGGCTTATGAAAAATGGCTAAACTCGGAGCAAAGAAGACAGCAAATGGTGTGGTGCGGCTGGAGCCGAAGCCTAAGAACACTCGGCAGGGACAGGGCAACAACACAAAATATGCGGCGACAAGTAGGAATAATGCCCGAAAGCCGTACCGTGGTCAAGGTAAATGATTAAATAAGAGTATCATTAGATACTCTTTTTTTTATGTCTACAGAAGAATATATTTTAGATTGGATTGACGAAATCTCCGAGAAAAGAAAAGAATTGGGTGATTTTGCGATATGTCCTTATGCGAAGAAAGCCGTTTATAAAATTATAGAGACAGAAGTGGAAGACATCAGTCCAGAAGCCCTAACTGATTATGACGTTATCATTTACGTCATTGATGATGATATGACGGTCAAGGAGATAAAGACCTGGATTAAGTTTTATAACCTAATGTATTCCGAATGGTGTTTCTTTTGTGATTCAAAGAATGAAGTTAATGAGCTGAATGGAATACGAACAAGCAATCAAAGATTCAATCTCATACTTGCTCAACCAAAGAAAAAGCTGCTTCAGTTAAGAGAGCAGCTAAAGAAGACTAATTATTATTCCTATTGGCCAGTCAATTATTACAATGAGATTGTTGGTGATTAATTCCTAAATGTTTCGGTATCACCGGACATTGGCTTGAGCCTTTTCGCACCCTTTGCTTTTTGTTTTGGTGATGGTTCTCTACCTACACTTGCATATTGATCTCCACTGCTTCCTCTCGGACCAAATCCTGCTCTTTGATATAATTTTGCTCTTGTATTCCTTTGTGGATTTTTATCTGATGGATTAGAAACTGGAAAGTTGGTTAATACTGAACCATGAGGAATGCGATGTTGGACATGTGTGTGCCAGACATTCTTTGCATCTCTTGTAATTTGTTTTTTCTTTTCGTCGGATGAATCATCACGGGTATGGTACCACAGGACATCATGAACTGGTCTATTGTCTTTTGTTTTTTTTCCTGTGTTCTTCAAAACATAACCAATTCCCTTAGAGTTCACTCTCAATGAGTTATTTTTATCGGCAGAAACCTCTGCATCAGGATGATAATGAGGATTGAAATTCGGATTATCCGCACCGTGCTTAACTTGACGATTCGATCTCTGAATTTGGTTTATACTTCTTCTCAAAAGTCTCATTCTTTCCTCATGATCTGGTTTATCTTGATCTTTTCTTTTATTTCTAAAATATGAAGATCTAGACTTGCCATAGGGTGTCTTACCAGATGGCAACTTCTCATCTGGTTTATAATATCTTTCTTGAAGATCAGATATGAATTCAGATATGAATTCAGAATATGTTTTCATTATCGTTTTTTTTTATTAATATTATTTATTATCAATCAGTTCTTCAAGTAGGGCATCAAACTCAGGATCAATTTCTGGTTCTTCATGTTTTTCACAATAAACATAGATCTTTTCTGGAACACTACCAAAGTATCCTTGCAACCATGGGCACAACCACAGTTTCATCGAACTCAGTTTATCTGTATAATATGAACCAGACTGATCAGTCTCAACCAATGTAATGTCAGTGATTGCGCCATCGAATGAATCAGTATCAAGATAAAAATCAATCTTATCACCAGATACTGGTTTCATATTATTGATTACTTCATAATACCAATCAATCACAGTTTCAGTACCATTGCATAGTGCTTCGGCAACTGTATTCTGATGTTCATGATCAAATGCCCAAATACCATATTCAGTTTTGTATGCGGTAATTTTAAGTTTCATAAAAAATCATTTATTTTTTTTTATTATAATGCAATGAGAAGAAAAATGGTGAAGTGATGTGACAGTTTTTTTAGTGTCACAAAAGATTATTTTGAATGGTTATTAATCATCCCAACCAACTTCTTTTTTAATTTCTTGTGGATCTATTGGTTTTAATCTAGTTTTCCCCTTTGCTCTTTGTCTAGGTGATGGTTCTCTTCCAATTTTTGCAAATTGATCATTAGAAGAATCTGTTGGACCAAATCCAGATCTTTGATAGATATTTGCTCTACGATTGACTGGTTTTTCTTGTTTGGTTACTTCATCTCTGGAACTTGATGGTTTGTTATGTGCAACATCTCCATAAGGTAGACGATGCGATACATGCTGGTGCCATACTTTTTTTGCATCGTTTGCAATCTTCAATCTTTGTTGTCTGGAAAGATTTCGTTTGTTACCATGACCATGTTGCCATTCAATTGTGTGTATACCATCACCCACATTTGTAACATTATAAGTAATTTTTGATGGTTTATGATGTACGGTCATATAATCATAATCAGAATCTACAGTGATATCTCTGTCTTTAGGACTTACTTTTCCATTATATTCTGGATTATCTGCACCATGTTTGACTTTCGTTTCAGTCGCATGTGCATGTCTTCTCATGCGTTCAATGTTACTATTTGGGCCAATATTATGTTCTCTTCTTCTCTCTTTATCATATGCTTTTCTATATGGAGTCTTTTTAGAACCTGGCAACTCCTCATCTGGTTTATAATATTTTTCTGAGATTTCTATAAATTCTCTGAAAGTTCTTACAATTTTGTTTTGTGCATTTTTTGCGGCAAACTCAGAATTTTGTTGTTTAATATATCTGTCTGCTTCAAGTTCTTGTTTTACTCTTTTAGAAAAATCTCTTCCTGATTTTAATCCCTTTAATCTTCTAATTTCTCTTCTTAATTCTGCTCCAGTCGTGTTATATTTACCTGAAATTTCTGATTTTTCATTTCCAGTTGGAATTTCTTTTTTAATTCCTCTTTCCGCAGCGTGAAAAGTTCTTCTCATTCCAGTTGCACGATTTTTTAAAGAAGTTGACCCAAATGCTCGTTGATTTCTTATGTCTTCCTTTTCGTCTGGAGACATATGTTTTTCAAATTTTGCTTCTGCAATAAACTGAGAGAATGTTTTCATCGAATTGCTCCAGATCTTCTCATTGCTGGTTTGGTGAATCGTTCTTGTTTGTGTAATTTTTTATAATTACCTCTTAGTTCTCTTTTTTCTTTTCTTCCAATTTGTTTCATACCTTGTGCCATTCTATTCATAACAAACTGTGGTACTGCACCTTCTCCTGGATTTGATCCCCTTCTGTTACGATTACGTCTCATTGCAGCTTTTGTGGATCCTGGTGCAAGAACAGGAGTCACAGCTTTATATCCAACATCGTGCAATTTTTGCACAGCATCATTTCGATGTTGTTTTGGAATTGACGTATTAGAAAGAACTGTGTTTCTACCAGCTTTTGCACTTTGCTCTGCGCCACCATAAGTATGCTTCACAATATCTTGACCAAAATATGCAGGTCCTTTTTTGAGAGCAATTCTTGATTTATCCAATTCATGTTGATCTGTGTTTCCTTTGGATACCATGTGCTTTGCAATAGTTGATTTCCCAGAACCTGGCAATCCTACTGTCACTATTGCACTTGGTTCATTTTCCCCTCTAGATCTTGGTCCTTCTTTTGCGACACGGCCAGACTTACTTGCTCTTTGTGCTCTTCGATTTGATTCAAAAATAAATTGAGAGAATGTCTTCATTTATTTACACCCTTTAGTCTTACTTTTATTGAATATTTATAAAAATTAATCAATGATTTGGATCTGTAATAGTACCAGTGTGAGTAACTGGTCTCAATGGAGAAACATTCTTTTGTTTTTGTTTAGGTGAAAGATTTCTTGCGACTCCATGTTGATATCCCCTGTCATCTACTGTACCCATTCCAATTCTACTATTCAGAGATCCTCTTCTTTCCCCAACTGGAGATGAGCTAATTTTAGTTCCTGGTTTTGCTCTAGATGCAATTAAAGATTTAATCGTCTGCATTTCTCTTCCAGTTGATATTCTATTTTTTGTTTTTCCAGTTAATTCTGTATTTTGAACAAAATGATTGGGTCCAACTGAAGTGTAACTAACTTTTATTGGATGTTTTTTGATGATACCTCAATATTATCTCCACTTTTTTTAAACTCATAGTCTGGATGATTTGGATTATTGATTGGCTCCGCAAATCTTTTTGCTGATGTTCTTACTGTCTCTATTTTTTCTGGTGTTATTTTTGAATTTGTCTTTGCCTTTTCTCTGGCTTTTTGCATTGGAGTTTTTCCAGATCCTGATAATTTTTGCATTGGAGGTTTCCATGCATCTGCAATAAACTCAGAATATGTTTTCATTTTACTAGACCAGAATAAAAATATTTATAAGGATCAATGAGCTAAATACTACAGAGAATAGGGATAGAAACCCCTCTAAAAGTTCTGATTCAAAAGATCAGGAGAAAACCTCATGGGTAAACCATCAGACCGAAACGCAGAATATATGTATTCTACGTGGGGAACAACAAAACTAGTTACAGATTACCAACAAACAGAATTAATTTCTGAAATCATGAATGATGATTACAGAGAAAAAAATAGTAAGTTTAAGTGTCAAAATGAATTACATCAAAAAATTCGTAATGATTCAGATTATGACGATTGGGATTATGGAATGGAACCAGTTTCATTAATAGGATAAATATATTAGATTAAAATATATCAATGCCAATAGAACGAATTAGCAAACAATTTAAAGATATTAGTTTATCTTTTAGTGTAAATCCACTCAATTATGACCTAGTAGTCATTAAGAATGAGACTGCTATTGCTCGTTCAATTAGAAATTTAGTATACACAACTTTGGGAGAACGTTTTTTTACTCCTAGTTTGGGCTCTAACGTAACTAGAGCCCTTTTTGACAGTCTAGATTCAATTACTGCAGATGTAATACAATCAGAAATAAAAACTACAATTGATAATTATGAACCAAGGGTGAATTTAATATCAGTAAATGTAACTCCAGATTATGATACTTTAGAATTTAATGTTACTATTACTTATGACATTATTGGTATTGATGCATTAAGACAACAACTACAATTTGCACTCTTGCAATCCAGGTAAATGGCCCTTGTAAATTTTTCGAATCTAGATTTCGAACAAATAAAAATCTCAATTAAAGATTATTTAAGATCAAATTCCAATTTTACGGATTATGATTTTGAAGGATCTAATATGTCTGTCATTATTGACATGTTGGCATATAATACTTACATAAATTCCTTCAATGCGAATATGTTAAGTAATGAGGTTTTTATTGATAGTGCAACACTTAGAGAAAATGTAGTATCATTAGCAAGTAATATTGGATACTTACCAAAATCAAAAACCTCAGCAAGAGGAACAATAACCTTCAGTGTAGATACGAGCACAATTAGTTCTGAACTTACTCCGTCTACAATTACATTAAAAAAAGGAACTGTTTGTACTTCTTTATCTTCATATAATGGTGAAACATATACATTTATTATAAAAGATGATGTTACAGTTCCAGTTCAAAGTAATATTGCAAGTTTTAATGATATTCAAATATATGAAGGCTCATATCTTGTAAATACTTTCACTGTTAATTCATATGAGTATAGACAAAGATTCATATTAGATAACCCAAATATTGATACTTCTTTAATTTCAGTTTCAGTTAGAGGAGCATCCGAAGAAATATCATATAAATTTAATCTGGTAGATAATTTAACCGATGTCACTCCAACCTCGAAAGTATTTTTTGTCAGAGAAATTGAAGATCAAAGATATGAATTAATCTTTGGTGATGGTCAATTTGGACAAAAATTAAACAATGGAGACTTCATTGAAGTATCTTATGTTGTGACAAATGGAGAATTGGGAAATGGAATTCCTGCGGTTTCCTTTAGTGGAAGATTATATGATAACAATGGAAGAAATATAACTGATGGTATCTCATTTACAACTCTGACTGAATCAACAAAAGGAGGAAATGATATTGAAAGTGTGGATTCAATCAGAAAGTATGCACCAAAATTATATTCCACTCAAAATAGAGCCGTTACCCCGAGTGACTACGAAACAATCGTTCCTTTGGTGTATCCAGAAATAGATTCTGTATCTTCTTTTGGTGGAGAAGAACTGAGTCCACCACAATTTGGTAAAGTATTTTTGAGCATTAAGCCAAAATTTGGAGCATTTTTATCAAATAGTACTAAAGATGAGATAAGAAGAAAATTAAAAAAATATTCAGTATCTGGAATTGGAATTGAAATTTTAGATTTAAAATATCTTTATCTGGAAATAAATTCTTATGTATACTACAATTCAAATACAACATTAAGTACAGATCAATTGGCAGAATCAATTCGTCAAAATGTTAAATCATATTCAGAGTCATCCGATCTTAATAAGTATGGTGCAAGATTTAAATATAGTAAATTTCAAAAGTTAATAGACAATACGAGTTCATCTATAACATCAAACATTACTACAGTCCAAATAAGAAGAGATTTGAGACCTGTACTGAATAAATATGCGGAATATGAAATTTGTTTTGGGAATGAATTTTATTCAGAAAGAACAGATGGATACAATATAAAATCTTCTGGTTTTAAAGTTGATGGAATTTCATCAACTGTTTATATTTCTGATAAGCCAACAAAAGGAACAACTTATGGTAATGTGTTTTTATTCACTTTAGATATACAAAATAATCCACAAATACTAAAAAGTTCCGTAGGAACAATTGATTATAAAAAAGGTGAAATTAAAATAAATCCAATAAATATAGTATCTACTTTAAAAAATACTGGCGGAGAACCAATAATAGAAATATCTGCAATTCCAACATCAAATGATGTAATAGGATTACAGGATTTATATTTACAACTAAATTTAAATGATTTTAATGTAGAAACAAGACAAGATAATATTGAGTCTGGGTATGATATATCTGGAACTAATTATATCACAACATCTAGTTATGTCAACGGAGATCCTGTAAGAAGCTAAAAATGAAAACAAAAATAGATATCTCGCTACTAATAGAAAATCAACTCCCTGCATTTATAAGGGATGAATATCCAACATTTGTTGAGTTTTTAACTGAATATTATAGGGCAATAGAATCAAAAGGAAATCCAATTGATATCATTAGAAATATTGATAGTTATGTTAGGTTAGAAAATTTAACTAATTTACCGTCATCTACTACCCTTACTTCTGATTTGGTAAGTTATGATGACACAATATTGGTAACTAGTACAGAAGGATTCCCAGATACATATGGATTGGTCCAAATTGACTCAGAAGTAATATTATATCGATCAAAGACAAGCACTTCATTTTTAAATTGTAGCCGTGGATTCAGTGGAACAACTGGATATGTAAATGGAGAATTGGTATTTTCAGATACAGTAGCCGATAATCATCTATCTGGCGTAGATGTTATCAATTTAAATCAAATTTTACTGGAAAATTTTCTTTTAAAATTAAAAAAACAAATATTTCCAGGGTTTGAAAACAAAGAATTATATCAAGATGTAAATCAAAGATTGTTTATATCTAGATCAAATGATTTTTATTCAGCAAAAGGTACCGTTAGTGCGTTTGAAATTCTATTCAAGGCATTATATGGAGAAGAAATTAGCATAATAACACCAAAAGATTACCTATTTAAGCCTTCTGATGCACAATATAGAATAACTAAAGACATTATTGTTGAGCAAATATCAGGAAATGCTCTAGATTTAGAAGGAAGAACTCTATTCCAGGATCAAACAAGCATATCAAACAAAAGTTATGGTGCAATTACTAGAGTAGAGCCAATAACTAGGAATAATGTCACATATTATAGACTAAGTTTAGATTATGACTACAAAAAAGACATCAATTTGGTTGGAGGAACAGTATTTGGTGAATTTTCTATCACTCCAAGAGCATATTCACTAAAAGAAATACAGTATAATGACAATTACATTGACGTTGATTCCACAATTGGATTTCCAAATTCTGGTGAATTAGTAGTAAATACTGGAATAGTAACTTATTCCGACAAAAATATAACTCAATTCTTAAATTGTACTGGAATTACTACATATTATCCAATAAAAACTGAAGTAAAATTGAATGAGTATGCATATGCAGACGAAGGTGCGATTAAAGTAAGAATTATTGCTACCATATCAGATGCAGATACTCTAGAAAATTCATATTTGTATCAACCTGGAGACAAAACAAAAGTATTAACTTATGGTTACAACTTTCAGGGACCAGATTATAATAATTGGATCTTTAATATATCACCAAGTATAGACGCAAAAATTACAAATATCACCATACTCACTGGTGGACTGAGAAGGTATGAAGTAGAAACTATAGATGATAATACATTTTACATCAATGATAATATAGAATTAGAATATATTGATGGAAATAATATAAGGCAGATCGGAATATTCTCAATAAAAAATATAATTATACCAAAGAAAAAATTTCAATTTGACTCCACAAATGACATAGTTGAAGTATTAAATGTTAACAAAATAATATCAAAATTTAATGATACGCCATATAATGCAAATGTACAAAATGTGTATGGTGATATAACACAGACTGATAATCTTTATGTTTGTTCAAACTCATTACCAAAATATCTGACTTATCCTGGTGACAATTTAGAAATAGATTATCAAGTCAAAACTCTAACCGGAAACTACGGTAATATAGAAGTAGATACTCTTGTTATTGAAAATCATGGATTTTTGACGGGAGAAGAAGTAGTTTATTTCCCTGGATCTGGATCAAATAACATTGGAATAACAACAAATAGTTATTTTGTAAAAAGAATAACAGAAAATAAATTAAAATTAGCTAAAAGTAGGGAAAATATTTACAAATCAGTATATGTTGGAATCAATTCTACTTCATATTTAACTGGAACTGACAATAAATTACTACCAGCAAGATATGTTAAAAATTTATCACAGATAAAAAATCTAACTCAACAGGCATTAATTAGAAATATTGCACCAATAGTGTCTACGGAAACAAAAGATATTACAGATCCTGGATATATTGGATTGCTGATAAATGGGGTTGAAATTTTAAACTACAAGTCAGAAGATTCCATATTTTATGGTCAGTTAAATGATATTAAAGTGGCTGCATCAACTGAAGACTTTGATGTATTAAATCCACCTACAATTCAAATTACTGATTTAGACTCAAACAATAACCCAATTGGCATTGGAGCATCCGCATATTGCAATGTTCAGGGATCATTAGCTAGAATTGATATACTAAATCCTGGATTTAATTATGATACAGAACCAAAAATAGAAATAGTAGGTGGAAATGGCTATGGTGCATCAGCAAAGGCAAATTTAATTCCATATACTTATGAGGTCTCTTTTCCTTCTTCTTTAGTTAACACATTACAAAATCGCATTGGATTTGGAACATATCATAATTTCTCAAATGGAGAAAAAGTAACTTACAACAATAATGGAAATACTTCTATAGCTGGATTAAATTCAAATTCAAATTATTATATTTCTGTTTTTAGTTCAACCGAAGTAAAATTACATAAGAATTTTGAAGATGCAATATCATCAATCAACGAGATTCAATTAACTTCAGTTGGATATGGAGTACAAAGATTAATATCTACAAATAAAAAGAAAAAAATTGGATCCATAAAAATTACAAACTCTGGATATGGTTATACTAAAGGAATATCAGTTGCATCTCCATCTGATATTGACATAGAAAGAAATATAATCACAATAAAAAATAATATTTACTCTACTGGAGAGAAAATAAAATATTCTTATTCTGGAACTTCAATTTCTGGGTTATCAACTACAACATCTTACTACGTCACAAAAATTGATGGTGATTCAATTGCACTTTCTTATGTTGGTACAGTTGAACAGGGAGAAGATTTTTACATTAAAAACAAACAGTATGTTTCACTTGGTTCAATTGGATCTGGTACTCATACTTTCTCATATGAGCCAATAACAGTAACAGTAGTAACAACATCACAAACAAATCAAGTTGTGACTGCATCAATAAATCCAATATTTAGAGGAAAAATAAAAAATGTTGTAGTTACAAGTAAAGGTTCTGGATACGGTGATCAAGAAATAATAAATTATAGCAGACAACCAAAATTTGAAGTAACAAAGGGATCTGGAGCACTTGTTGATATTGTAATTAGTGGAACTACAATACAAAAAGTTATTATAATAAATCCAGGAGTAAATTATGAATCTTCCCCAACATTAACTATTTTGGGAGATGGTAATGGAGCGATATTAACTCCAGTTGTAAGCAATGGAAAATTGATAGAAGTTAAGGTAATTAACGGTGGACTTGGATATACAAAAGAAAAAACAAAAATAAATGTATCCTCCGCTGGAACTAAAGCAGTATTAGTTGCAAATATACAAAAATGGACTATAAATTTATTCAATAGGTATTTGAATTATAATCCAACTAGAATAAAATTACATGATGGAATAATAGAAAATTCATTAAATCCAAATTATGAATTAGAATATTCTCACTTATATTCACCAAGACAATTAAGAGAAATAGTTTATTCTTCTAGTTATGATGATTCTTCTGTAAAATTAATTGCAGACATAGAAAATGATGACGGAACTCCAT